CGAAAGCGCTCGGCGGCGGCGAGACCGTCACCTTCTCGCAAAAGGACATGCCGGACGCGGTAAAGACAGCGCTCGCATCATACCGTGCCGTCATGCCCGCGGGGTTTGCGCGCCGCCTCGCGCCGACCGCCACCGATGCTGCCTTGCTCGGAGCCGCCCTATGATCACGCCCCTGCTCGACGCCGGCGATCTCGCCGCGCGTCTCGACCGCCTGCCGGGGCTGTTGCGCAGCGCCCTTGCGAACGCGCTCGCCCGCTCGCGGACCGCGGGCGTCCCGCCCGCCTCGTTCCGCCGGATGCGGCCGAGACGGCCGCGGTCCCAGATCCTGCCGCGCCGCACTCCCGTCGTTTCCGCCTTCGACGCGACCACCCCCGACATCCGCGCCGCTCTCGCGGCCGCGGTGCGCAAGGCATTCGCGCGATGATCGTCCGAGAGCCGATCTACGCCGCGCTGTTCGATCTCGCTGCCGGCGCCGCGGGGTTTGTCACCGCCGAGCGCCGCCTGCGCCATTGGTCGGATGTCGCGCCGGCCGAGCAGCCGGCCCTCTTCATGACGCAAAAATCGGAGGTCGCCAGCGTCAAGATGCTCGGCGCGCCGACCGTCTGGACGCTGCTCGTCGAATTTTACCTCTATGCCCATTCGAGCGACCCCTATCTGTCGCCCGCAACCGTGCTCAACCCGCTCGTCGATGCGGTCGAGGCCGCGCTCGCTCCGGCCGCGACAACCGGGCTGCAGGATCTCGGCCTGCCTTCGATGGTTCAGCATGCCTACATCGCCGGCAAGATCGACACCGAGGAGGGCGTCCTCGGCGACCAGGCGATCGCCATCATCCCGGTCGAAATCCTCTGCCTCTGAAAACCGCACCGATTTTTTCACAACGAGACAGCGAGACAGCGGGATGCCCAGTCCACAGTCACCAGCTTCTGTATGCTGGCTCGGCTGCTCACTCCTCCCAATCGTCATCCCCGGGCTTGACCCGGGGATCCACGGGTTTTCTTTTTTTCGTGGATGGCCGGGCCACGGGCCACCCCCTACAGCCGTACCGCCTGCAAGCGCTAAAGCTGAAGGGGGCGGCCATGACGCTCTTCGGGCATGTGCTTCGCCTTAGCGCACACACCAACTCGCTGTCTCGCTGTCTCGTTGTGAATTATCGAGGAGCCGAACATGGACACTGACGACGCAAGCATCGCGACGCCACCCGACGCATCGGGCAGCATCGACGCGCTGATCGAGCGGTGGTGGGCGGAGCATTTCCCGGGATCGCCGGTATCGCAGGTCACACAAGCCTGGAACCACGCCTTCGCCGCCAAGGAAGACCTCAAGCGCCTCCTCGCCGATTTCAGCAGCGAGACAGCGAGCCGGTAAGCCGGCCAAACAATCCCGCGTCCCGGCGAAAGCCGGGATCCACCTGTCAACCGATCGTGCCGCTGATGAATGGATCCCGGCTTTTGCCGGGAGGCCGTTTTCCGGCGCGTGCGGCCGCGCCCGTCTGTCGCTCCGATTTCCATTTCTGACCTCTGGAGGATCACATGCAACTCGCCTTCGGCGCCGGCGCGCTTTGGGGCAACCGCACCGATGTCACCGGCGGCGGCATCGGCCCCGACCAGTTCGGCATCCTGCAGGACGTGCAGATCGATTTCGATTGGACGACCAAGGAGCTGTGGGGTCAGTTCCAGTTCCCGGTCGACATCGCGCGCGGCCAGGGCAAGATCACCGGCAAGGCCAAGTTCGCGCGCATCTTCGGCGCGATCTTCGGCGATCTGTTCTTTGGCCAGACACCGGCCGCCGGCCAGCTAACCGTCGCCGAAAACGAGGCCGCGACCGTGCCGGCGACAACCCCGTTTACGATCGCCGTCGCGAACGCCGCGAGCTTTGCCGACGATCTCGGCGTCTATTACACCAACGGCAACAATGCCGGCGGCCGTTTTACGCGCGTGACGACGCCCGCCGCCGCCGGCCAGTATTCGGTCAACACCGCGACGGGGATCTACACCTTCGCCGCGGCCGATGCGAACGCCGCGCTCGCGATCAGCTATCTCTACAATGTCAACGCGGCCGGCAAGAAGCTCGTCTTGACCAATCAGTTCATGGGCTACACGCCGACCTTTAAGGCGACCTTCTACACCACCAAGACGACCGGCGGCGCTGCGTCGGGGCTGGCGCTCGTCTTGAACGCCTGCACCGCCTCCAAACTGTCGCTCCCGACCAAAACCGACGATTACGAAATCCAGGAATTCGATTTCAGCGCCTTCGCCGACGCGACCGGCACGATCGGCACCCTCAGCTCCGCCGAATAGCCGCTACCCTCGCACGCGCAGCGCGCCAATTAAATTTCACCACGGAGGCACGGAGAACACAGAGGTACGAAAGAGCCGTCATCCCGGCGGCGGATGAGTTCCGTATTCTCCGTGCCTCCGTGGTTTTTCTTCTCTGTGTCCTCCGTGTCTCTGTGGTGAATTTCTTTCAAGGAGAACCGCATGGCTGAAACAATCCGGCTCGGCGGCCGCGATTTCACGTTGCGGCCGCCGACCCTCGGGCAATTGCGTCACCTGCTCGACGCGCTCGATGCGATGGCGGGCGCTTCGGGCGGCGCCTTGATCGACGCGGCGGCGCGGCTTGTCGCCGCCGGGCTCGCCGCCGCGCATCCCGAGCTCACCGTCGAGGCGGTGCTCGATCTCGATGCGAGTCTCGCCGAATTGAACACCGCGGTCGCCGCGATCCTGCAGAGCGCGGGGTTATCTCCCGTGGGGGAAGCCGATCCCCGGGTCACGCCCGGGGAGATGGCGCGCTCGGCGACGATAGCGGAACCAACCCCCGCGCCCGGCTCGGCGGCCTCTACGGCGCCCTCGCCACCGGCTGCGGCTACAGCTACCGCGTCATCGACGATATGACCCTGGCCGAGGCCGGCGAGATCTTCCGCTATTGGGAGGACAACCCGCCATCGCACCTCTTGTTGCAGGCGATCGCGCGCCTCCTCGGCTGGCAACCGCACGCGCAACCACGGGCGGCGGCCGACGCGCTGGCCGGTCTCGCCGCGATGCCGCCGCCCGGCCTCGCGGTCATGCCCGCCATCCAAATCGCGATGCCGCAAGCCGTCTTCGATCTCGAAACCCTGCGCACCCGCAACCACGCGCGGGCCCGCGCCGGCGCGAAACAGGATCACACGACGACGTCGAATGACGGCGCGGCCGAAGACCCCCGCGATGCGTTCGCGGCCGGCAGGTGACGGGCGTCGCTTGGCGCCGGTGCGAGGGGCGGCCGGTCATCGGCCGCATTCATCGCGATTTGGTGCTGCCGCCACTGTTGCTCGCGGTCCCATTTGACAAAACAGGACGCAACGCAGAACGCGCGGACGCTGTAGCCGGCGCGGTGCATGAACGGATAGCGTGTCGAGACCGGCCGGCCGCATCCGGGACAAAGGCTGAGCTGCTGCATGGCGCCGCCTCTCTGTTCGGGTTTGTTTCGAGTTCGGTTCGCGGGATATTTCGGCATCCTGCCAAAACCCGCGGTCGCCGCCCGATGAAATCGCGTTTAACCGTACGACCGGTGCAACCGCTCTCTGCCCCTCACCCCGGCCCCTCTCCCCGCAGGCGGGGAGAGGGACAGGGTGAGGGGCAATTCGTGACGGTTGCCGGCGGCCGACGCGCAGGCATAATCCCGTATGTCGGTTGGACCGGAAGGGAGGGGCCATGCGCCGGCTGGCGACATGCTGCGCCGTACTCGCGCTGATGCTCGCCGCGAGCGCGTCCGCGTCTGCACAGCAGACCGTTGCCGACCCCGCTCAGGGGCCGGGCTGCCTCGGCATACCGCTCACCGCCTGTGTCGCCTGGCTGCGCGCTTCGATGCAGCTCGACGAAGGGCGCATCGCCTCGGCCTTGTCGCGGAGCCACTGGACCGATGTCAACGGCAAGCCGTTCGGCGCCGGCCTCGTCGATCTCTCCGGGCGGCTCCCGGGCCGCACGCAGACGCAGATCATGCTGTTGCGCCTGGCGCCCGACAATACCGTCGCGAGCGTCGAAGCAAGCCTCCTCGGCGATCTGATCCCGGCGAGGGCGGCCGAGGCCTACGATCAGAGCGGCGTCTACGATATCGTTGCGCGCATCCTCGGACGGCGCTGCCCTGGTCTCGAGCGGCTCGCGCTCTACCGGTTTATCGAGAATGCGGTGAAGCCGCGCATCAAGATGGACCGGCGCGATCTCTCGGCCGGCCTCCTCGGCCGCCACCGGCTGACCGCGCGCGCCGCCGAGGTGCCGTATTGCGGCGCCCGCTTTACCTACACGACCTTTGTCGAATGGACCGGCGCCAACAACATGGAAGCGGGCCGCAACCCCGCCGGCTACTGGTCCATCGAAGTGAAGTAACCAAAGTCCCCAATGAGGCGGTGACACAGCCCGGCCGCACTGCCTCTAATCCGCCAGGAAGACACGAAGACGCCCCGAACCGTCGCCCCGGCTTTCGCCGGGACGACACTCATTTTGTGTCAGTAAGCATCGCGCGCGTAGCGCGCAACAAGTTATGGAACGCAACGGCTCGCTAAGGGATG